CGTTTCTCCAAAGTCCCAGTTTTCTAATGCAAAAAACTCGTTAATACTATCAACAACTCTTGATTTTATATCATTGTCGTTTACAACACGATTTGCATTTTTTACTATTTTAAATGTTGCTTGCACATCAGTTTCACTTTCAGAACCAAATAAAGATTTATATTTTACAGGATGATATATTACTTCATCGCTTATTGATTTAATCTTTTTAATATCCTTGCCAAAATCTAAAAACAACGAATCGCTGCTAGGTGGTAATGGCTTTGTTGTAGTTTCGCCTCTTAGATATTTTCTATATTCAACATCATAAGATTTTGTTAAAATATACAAGTCAATAATGTTACTACTGCTTGGATCTATACGACGATTTTCAGCAGCAGCATGTCTATAGTCAAATCTAATATTATCTCTGCCTTTGTATGCTTTGTAATCAATGCATAATTCTAGTCCTGTTTGTAACGAGTTAAACTTTTTAAATACATTAGTACTACTAATATAGAATATTGTTGCAGCATCGTATGAACTATATGCTCCAATTGCTGCTTCGTTTTGTTTTACTACAATTTTTTCTGCTGCTGCACTAACATATTCGTATGTCTCAACATCATTTTTTTCAAACTTTTTAGAAAATATATACTTTGTATCTGGCAAATATGAAGGAGCAACAATATTTGTAAACAAATCAGGATCGTCAATAACTCCATCAGCATCGCTGTCTGTAAATCCTATTTCTAGTTTTTTACTATCAACATACCCATCTGCACTACGATATTCTTTAACAACTTGCCATTTCCAATCTTGGTTAAAAGGTGTTAATACATCAGGCTTATTGTTGTTACTTAAAATACTAATACTATCAGTAACAATCTTGCCAACTTTACTATCGTATATACGATCGTTGCCATCAAAGTAAAAACGTATTTGCTTATCGCTTTCAAATACATATCTTACAGCACGACTAGTTACTGTGTATTTTTCACCATCTGTTTCAAATAGGAAAAGCCAACTAGCATCTTGATTTGTGCCTGTAGCATCACCTGTTTTTCCTGTATCAAATGCACTAGTTGTATCAAGGTTGCTATTTGTAATAACTTTCCAGTTGGTTGTTTCTACATCATAACGCAGACCAAATGTTTTAAATGCAAACACTTGATCAACCATCTGTGACAATGTATCATTTACAATGGTATTGTTTAATACTGGAATAATTTCTGAAAGTTTACTATTGCTAGGAACTTCATCGTTTAATATAATCGGACCCAATGTACTATCAATATTACCGATTGTTCCATTTTCATATACACTTATAATTTTAGTCCATATATATTCTTTGTCGCCTAGTGCAGATACTTCGCCTACTACTAGTTTATTGTTTTTATCATAATGATATCCAGCTGGAGGAGTAAACTTAACTAAACTGCCAGCAGCAACAAACTTCATTGTGGTAGCTGTAAAACTTGATACTGCAACTGGTATAGAAAACTGATCTTGAAACAATCCACTGCTTTGATTTGTTTCATTTGTTGTAGCGTTCCATGTATAGTTTAAATCAGCAATACTTGTATTTCTACTAAAGTTTTTATAATAGAAGTTTTTAGTTTGTGTATTTTTTATTATTGCTAATACTTGATTATTAATAACTGCTTCGATGTCTGTTTTTGAAACAAAGTTAAAACTAAACTTATTTTTTAGATCTTCTGTAAAAATACTTCCGTCGTCGCCAAACATTAGTGTATTACTATATTTTCCAGTTGCATCTCTTAAATCATAATATCTACTAATGCCGCTACTTGTTCTATTAATACTCTTTGTTTTAATAATCTGCTGACTTACTCCTAGAGGTCCAATATTATAATCTTCGCCTGTGATCAAACGATTTTGTGTGTAATATGTACTAGGTGCATTTGTTTGAATGCTTTCATTTGATTCTGATTCGTCTGCATTTGAAACAACTGATTGCAGTTCTAAAACAATGTTAAGTGTTTCTGCTGAATTATTTTTGCTTATATAAGGAACTTGTATTTGTATTCCTGTCATATCAGCTGGATTTATAGTAAACTGTGCGTTTGCCGATGTTCTGTAATAAACTTTAAAATCGCCCTTTGGCAATGTTCCAAAAGTTCCATCACTAAACACAAGACTTATTCTATCACTAACACGACTTAGCACACTGTACAAATCACGGATGCCCTTGGTGACACTATTGTAAACAATATTGTTACCTTCTGTGCTTTCAACTTTTTGCCATAACGCTTCTTCATTTCCGTTACTATCTAACTTGTAGAGCCATACATCATTGTTGTTGATATTGTCACTGTCAATATTAACAGTTGTATTTGGAACAGGATTTAATATAGAAAATGTATTCTCTTGTAGACTACCTTGTCTAAAGTGCATAAAAAATCCACTGTTTGAACTTCCTGCGCCTTGACCGTTATCTCTATATAAAAATGCTAGTTTGTTTCCTGGAAAAGGTTCTTCTTCGTATATTGTTGTAGTGTCTGTATCTATATTAGTACTAACAATCTCAAACTTGCGAGATGTATCGTCTATACTTTTTGTAAAACTATATATAGGCAACCCTGTATTGTTTGCGCTAAATCTATATTGCTCAGTTGTTACACCATTTACAATAGCTTTTTTAATAGGACGACCAAATGTTGCATTTGCAGGCAATGATGCATTTAAGATCTTAACAAACTGTTCGTACCAATCCGAGTTAGTAGGATCATTCCATATAATAGACTGATTGGACAGGTTGTTGTTATTTGCATCTATTACATCTTCAGTGGTACTGACACTTTCAATTTTTAGTAACCCGTTTGCTGGAATATTTCTATTTGCATTATAACTAATAAGTCTTGCTAAACGGAGAATACTCTCTCTACGATCAGCAGTTTCAATAAAATTTTCTCTAGCATTTAAGTCTGTACGGAAAGCGAGGTTTTGTCCTAAAAATGCAATAAGATCAATAAGTGCAAGATACTCACTTGATTCAATGTAATCATTAAAATCTTCTGGATAGTTCTCACGGATATATGTAATCATAGTTCTACGAAGATTATCAAAGTCGTAACTTTGGAAATCTGCATATCTAAAACTTTGATATATTGTCTTCCAGTCTTCTGCTAATAGAAGTCTATTTTGCCTGTCTGTCGTTGACATTCGCTGTTCCTCACTTTATAGTATATTTACCTGAAGTAAAAAACTGCGTACTTTAAATTAATCCGTTGTCTTGGTCAAACTTTATACGCATACTTTCACTGATGCTGTAAGGAATATAAGTCAGAGAACAATCAATTTGTATGCCGCTTTCGTAACTGTCAACAATAACACTATCAACACTAACCCTTGGATCATAGTTGACTATTTCAGTTACGTCTTCGATAATAAGTTGTTTTAGATCATCAGTAAACGGCTCAAATAATATATCCCATATGATAGTTCCAAACTCTGGATTTTCAAGTTTTTCGCCCTGACGTATATGAAAATGATTTATAATATCTTGTTTGATTATACTAATATCGTATAAGTTAAATCCTTTAGGATTAGCTACTGTACTAACTCCTCTGTACTGTTTAGAAACTACAGGAGGATTAGTGATATCATTTGATACTGTTACATTTTTGTATAAAGGTTTTTCATTTGTGGCCATAACGTATTTATCCTGCTGTCATATAGTTAAATGCGGCTTGACTTTCAGCGGGCAATTTTAATAATTCAGTTGACCTGTTACTAGGATTTAACTCTACTATTCTATCAAAGTCGTATGATCCTATTTTAAATACTTGTCCGTCTACTACAATACCTAGTATTGTGTCTTCTTTTGCTTTTTCTTCAATACTTATTCCATAGCCGTTGTTCTTTTTAACAAGTTTAGTTCCAAACGTTTTAGCACACTTTTTACAAGCAGTTGCCATTTTTGCAAATGTAGGATCGTTTGTTGTTTTAAATGTTTTCCTATCTATTTGCTTGGCTAAATTTGCCATGTTATTAAGTTGACCTACTGGATTTTCGTTGAATATAATATCTTTAGCAATTTGTTTGCCTGCTTTATTAGTAATTCTTGGTTTGTTAAATATTTTTCCAGCTAGATTAGCTCCTACTCGTGCAGCAGCGCCTCCTAATACTTTTTGCAGATCAGGCGGTAAGCCGTTTAACGCTCCTGTAAGATTTTTTGTAAAATCTCCTACTCCTCGACTAAACTGATCAAACACTGGACCTACTCCTGGGATGCCAGAAATAGCTGCTCCTAATCCTCCTGCTAGTTTTCCTGCCATGTCTCCTAATGCACCTGATACTGCTCCAAGTGCATTTCCAATAGCGCCGTCAATAGCGCCTAAAGCACTTCCTAATGCACCTGATAATCCTGTACTTGATAACAAGTTTGACATTACACCAGAAAGTTTTCCAAGTATACCACCAAGTGCTGATCCTGCTATACTGCTTAATCCGCCTTGTAATCCTTGTAGGAAACTATCTTTTATATAATCAACTGTGTTAGTAGTTGCATCTTGTATTTCTGTTCTAACTTCTGCTGGATTAGTTGCGTTTGTTCCGCCTGCGTAAGTATTAGTAACAGAAGAACTACCAGCAGGAGCACCAAAGTTTCCACCAGGTACTCTTACACCAGCAACAGCAGGAATATTGCCTGCTGCAAGAGTAGCAGGACTAACAAATCCTAAGTTTTCAACAAAGGCAGCTGGGTTTGAAATACCTTGTAGTGCGCCAGCTGCGCCTGCTAGTTGTCCAGAAATTGATCCAAATACTGCGCCAGCTGCGCCTTGAAGCGCACCTTCAATATTACCAGATTGTATTCCGCCTGCTATGCCGCCAACTAATGCTACTGTAGGTAACGGTGCATTAGCTAATGCTTGGTTTATTCCTTGTACTCCTCGAGATATCGATTCTCTAACAATAGGCTGAACCAACTGCGAATTGTTTATTGCAAATGCTACCATACTGCCCTCCTAGTAGTATTTATTATAGATCGTTTATAGGAGTTCTGTCAGTGTGTACTGGTCTTTCGTCCATATGTATATCTTGGCTTTCAGTATCTACTGCTTCTGTTTTATCAGGTGCTGTTTCAAGCGGGTTCCAGTTTTCGTGGCCTTGCCAAGGTTCGTGCTGCGGAACTCGTTGTGGAAACTTTGCTTTAACTGCATCTGCTGCTGCTTCTGCTGCTGGGCCGTTGAGATTGATATCACCACCGGAGATTGTTGTGTTTGCTGCACCGATCGAAAAGTCTCCTCCGGCAGTATTTTTAAAGGCACCGCCACTTTTGGCATTGATCTCTCCGCCGGCCGAAATATTGCCGTTAGCACCTACTTTTATTTCTAAGTTAACTGCTGCACTTTGGTATATACTACCATTTACAATCATGTTAATGTTTCTACCAGCCTCAAAGTTAATATCTCTGTCTGCTACAAAGTTAAAATCTGTTTCTGTGTGAAAACTAATACTATCTTTTGCATAAACGTCAAGTTTACCATTGCTGGTCATTTCAATCCAAGCTGTTCCTCTGCTATTATTAATATAAATTAGATCTTCACTGGTATTAATCATTATTTGGGCACCAGTACGTGTTCTAAAACGTATCATTTCGTTTGCAGGGCGTGTAACATCGCCGCCAGCTTCGCTTGCTTCTTTGTTTATGTATTTGTAAGGAGTATCTTCAGGGGATCCTTCTCGTATAAGTTTGTCGTCGCCGTCATCAATAACAAAACTACTACTGCCTAAACGGTTTACATGTACAGTTGCTTGACTTTCTTTTAAACCTATTCTACCTTGCGGCGAACCGCCACGTTTATCAACTGGACCTGGGCTACTAATTCCAAGTACTGCACTAGGAAACTCACGTTGCGCACTACTAGTTGTTATACCTCTAATATCGTCTTCAACTAATCCTTGTTCTTGCAACTGAGTAATAAAATCTTCATTAACAGGTCTTTTATATTTTACAGGATTATTTGTTTGTATTTTTGTTATTTTTTTGTTGTATTCGCCAACTGGAAGTTTTTTACCTTTTAGTTCTTTTGGAACCGGGCCGCTAGTTTGTTCTGTTGCAGGCTGACCACCGGGCAACATAAATGTCATACCTCTTTCCGGTACACAGCCGAACCAATAACCAAACTCTCTACTTCCTTCAACAAATGTACACAATACTAGTGTTCCTGGATCAGGTGGCACTGCCCAAAAACCATAGCTTTTTTGTGTATTTGAATAAGTGTCATTTTTTCCTAGATGCTGTGCTCCAGTAACACCATAAAAAGGACTTGCATAGTAAACAATAGAAGTTTGTCCTAGTGTTTCGCCGGCTGTTCCTGCTTCGCTTATTTTTAAAAGTTCAACTTCAAGTGCTCCAAGGTACAACGGATCGGCATGCTTAATAACTCTAGCCAAATACGGGCCAGCATTACTAGTTGGTTGTCCGCTGTCAACTGATCTTGTTTGTTGTGCTTTAATTGGTCCGCTGTTTTGCATTCGTTATCCTTAACTATTAAATCCTGTGTTTACTTGATCTGCTTTTTGCGCATCTTTTACTTTATTTGCCTGATCGCTTGTTCCAGCAGTATTAGTATCTTCAGGCTGGCCTCGGCGTCTTAGCAGGGTAAGTTCTTGTGTAAAACGGTTTCGTTGAATTTTGTTTTCAATAGCAGTTACTCTGTATAATCCATTGAACTGCGCCACAGGAACAGTGTCTTCTGGGTAAATCATTCCTCCAGTATCTGGATTATAATCAATCGGAGTTCTAAAGTTTAATAAAACATCAACTTCACTGCGTTGATAATCAACTTGGCCGCTTGCAGTACTATTTAAATCTCCTGGCTGATCGGTCCAGTTGCCCATTCCACTATCAACTATAAAATAAGGATCGCCGAATATTTCAAGTTTAACTTCAACTAAATCAACACTGCCGTTACCTAGTATTTGATCGTGAAACTTACGTGCCCATCTAATTTTACTGTTATCAATACCTGCTCCGCCGCTACCTTGTGTACTGCTTGAATTTACAAATGCTTGTGTAGCTAATCCAGTTGAACTATTTGCTCCTGAGGATTGAATATTTAATCCCAGTTGATCTGGGTTTTGTTGTGTAAGATTAAACTGGGTGCCTCCAGTTTTTGCATCAATACTTAGCTGGCCGCTATCTGGCTGTATAAATTGAAAAAACGCTGCTCTAAAGTTTATATCAAAACGAACAATGTCAGTATTTTCACCACTATAGATATAGTTGTATTCTTTTTTTGCATTTTGTCTTAAACTATTATAATCTATACCTGCTGCGCCAGAGTTTTGAAAATGACTACTATGCATCATATACTCTACAACTTTATAATGATTTACCTTTGCGTCTTCTCCAAACACATTTTCTTGTTGTGCATTTGGTTTTAAATAACTTTCAGCATCTATTCTAAACCACGGAACCATTCCGTTTGCATCTGGTGCTCGTTCTTTTATAGATTTGCCCCAGTCGCTTGTTAATATTACATCTTCAATGATTCTTATTATCGAAGTTCCTGCACTATAACTAAAAACTCTTTCATCATTGCTAACAGTATTTTTAGCACGAGTCATAACTTTGTTCTTTTTGTCATAAACTTGACCAGTTTGTGGCATCGGAACTGTGCCGCTTTCTTCGGCACCTTCAATAATACGTGCTGTTCCAAGATTATTTAAACTATTAGGATCTTGGGCTATAGAAGACAGCCTTTCTCCGATACTACTTTTTGTTAATATCTGTCCTGTTATCATACTTAAAAATGCTTCAAAGTTTTGAGGTGCTTGTGCTCCTAAAAATCCACTAATGTTTTCAAATAATCCTTGCACATTGCCTGATTTAAAGTTTGCTAACAATCCTCCAAGACTTTTATCTAAGCCGCCAGCTAATCCACCTAGCAATCCACCTGCTGCGCCTCCTATTCCTCCAAGAGAGCCGCCTAATGCGCCTGCAACAGCGCCTGCGGCACTATTTTGAAAACTATTTTTTAAACTATTACCGTTTGCAAGTCCGCCTATAACACCACCTACTACTCCAGCTGCTACAGCACCAAATAATCCGCCGCCTTTGCCGCCGCCTCCGCCGCCGCCTCCACCTTGAGATTTAGTTGTGGCGCCTGCATCAGTTGTATTTGGTATTCTTGCAGGATTGCCGCTAGTAGCAATGTCTTTTGGAAATGTAATAACTATTTCTGATGCTTCTGCAATTTGATTTGCTTTTCTTAGTTCTTCAAAGTGCCCATTGATAATAGTTGTTAAACTTTGTTCACCGCTTTGTAAAAGTTTTTCTACAGTGTTGCCTGTTAATGCAATATCAACTGGACTTGCAGTTGCATCGTCAAGATATGCTTGTTCATTCCACGGTAACGCTTCAACAGTATAGGTTGTGCCGCCTTGATTTACATCAAATTCTATATTTGTTAGCTTAATAGGCACATCTCTACGAAGATTTAATCCTGATTCTGTAACGATCACATCTCCGTCGTCGTCATAACCTATAAACTCCATTGATAGCATAAAAGGAGCATTAGCATAGTTTTGAAATCCACTAATAGTTGCAGCTATCTGACAAGTTTGTAAAAATAACCCCATACTATACGGTTCATCAACTGTAAAAGTTACAAATGTAGCATTTGTACTACGTGACTTTGTGTTAGGAACACACAATGCTTCAATATTAACATTATCAATAAAATATTCTAACTTGCCGCCGATTATATCTTCATATTCTGTTGTAACTTTGTTGTCGCCGGCGCCGCCACCACTTCTAAGAATAACATTTTGCGGACCATATGCTCTATATGTTTCGTTGGGTACTGCAATCTCATCTCTTGTTAAACAAGACAGTGTAAAAATAGTATTAAAACTAGAAAACTGATGTAGACTGTTGGTTTCGATAGACATTAGATTCCTAACTCTGTTTTTAACTTTGATTTCTTAGGTAAAAATATTTTAGTACCTGCTTCAAAATCAAATACAGGATCTTTTATTATATCCATGTTTCTTTGAGCAAAAACCCACCATAGTTTTGATGTATTATATAAATCGTATGCTAACAAATCAGGACGATGAGAATATTGTGGTTCAATAGTATAAAGAATGTCGTCATCTTCGGCTGGCACTGGCCTAATAGAGAAGAATCCCAACTCTCCACTGGTTGTGAGTTTTGTATTTCCGTAAGGACTAGTTTTTCCATAGTTTGCCATTAGATAAATCCTTTATTTGCTATGTTACCAGTAATAAACTGATCCATATTGAAACTTGATACCTTGCTTCTGCTGTATGTTGGTTTTAATCCTACCATCAAGTTGCTATCTGTCGGAACCATTTGATAAGTTGACGAATATTCGCCAAAAGAACCAGTATTTACTTTAATATAATCAATTTCATCATTTAAATCAAAACTAAATTGTGTAACTACAGTCGGAACATTATTTAAAACATAATCTCCATATCCACTTAGCTTTACAACAGGCGGTGGTGAACCTTTTTCGCTACTTTCTCCATAAAACATTTTAGTAAGACTTCTAAATAAGTGAACACATGCAACCCAATACATACCATCCTCTTCTGATTGCACAGGAAATCTTCCTGATACTGTTATATCATCGTGTCGACTGTTAACATATTGCGGAAAGGGATAATTACTATGTGTAGGAGCCATTTCTTCATATGCTGCCGACGATACAAGGTTTATTGTTGGTGTAACCGGAAAAACGGCATACCAATCTGTTTTTGCTAAAGGAGCTAGTATAGGACTATATCTATAAGAAGATATTGTAGGAACTTTTATTTTAACTCGCCAGTCTGGAACTGAATCATTTGTTGGAGCAAACCTTGCAGTTGTTGCAGATCCTCTATCAGGTTCTGCACCTGGTGGCAAACTCCTTGAACGTATAGATTTGCCAACATTTGATCGATTTGCAAAGAATGTGTTGTTAAGATTTCGAGTACCAACTGTGTTTGGCACCGATTGATTTGGATTGTGTGACATTGTAAACTCCTACATACTATTTAGTTGACAAAATAAACTATGTATATTATAATGTATTAAAGGAGTCGATAAATGGCTAGAAAAGTAAACTATCTTAATAACAAAGACATGTTATTAGAAATACACCGAAGCAAGGCTACATTTTGTAGTTATATTGCACCAGAACACGCTGATTATGATATCATTTTGCCTAGTGTAGATAAGATCAATATTAGAACTATTGCCGAAGCAAAGAGAAATAAAGCAAAACTACAAGGATCACGAGCATATGAAGGTGCAAAAGCTGCTGGCAAGAAGGTAAAGATGGCAGAGTTTGCTGTAGATTACAGAAAGATTGAAAAGAACGAACTAATCTTCCGTATTATGACGTTTGATCACATTCCAGACGAGCCAGGACGTAAAAAAAATCCTAAAACAGTTGCAGATCATAAAACTAAGTTAAACTTTCCTCCATTTCAGCATTATAAGTTTGATGATGATGACAACTTAGTGTGTGTAGGCAAGAGTCACTGGGAAGGTGGCATGGAAAATGGTTATTTCAATAAAGGTCACGGCATGGCAACCAATAAACTTGCTATGATGTGGTTAAAACTTGTTGATCGTTATGCTACTAGAGGCAATGTACGTGGTTACACCTACAATGACGAGATGAAAGGGCAAGCAATACTACAACTGTCGCAGATTGGACTACAATTTGACGAAGCAAAGTCAAATAATCCATTTGCATACTATACTGCGGTGGTTACTAACTCGTTTGTGCGTGTGATCAACATTGAAAAACGTGCGCAGAACATACGTGATGACATTTTAGAGATGAATGACATGAATCCTAGTCATACTAGACTACATTCAGGCGAATGGGAAGCTGCTGTAAAGCGTGAAGAAGACGCTGTTAAAAAATAAAGGTTGATCTTCCTAAAAATTTAGTTTATAATATACAGGAAATGGAGAATATTCTTGTTTAACAAAGCAGCAGTGTTTACTGACATACATTTAGGTATGAAAGGTAACAGTCGTGTACATAATCAGGACTGTGAAGACTATATCGACTGGTACATCGAGCAAGCAAAGGCACATAACTGTGAAACTGGTTTGTTTTGTGGTGACTGGCATCATAATCGCAACAGCCTTAACCTAACAACTATGGATACAACCATTAGACTACTAGAAAAACTAGGTAGTTCGTTTGAAAAGTTCTATATGTTTGCTGGTAATCACGACTTGTACTATAAAGACAAGCGTGATATCAGTTCAACTGAGTTTGCAAGACACATACCAGGCATTACCGTAATAGATCAGATGATGGTCAAGGACGATGTTGCACTGGTCCCGTGGTTAGTCGGCGATGAGTGGAAGAAGATCGAAAAGTTAAAAGCAAAATACTTGTTTGGTCACTTTGAACTCCCATCGTTCTATATGAACGCTATGGTACAAATGCCCGACCACGGAGAATTAAAAGCTGAACACTTCAAGAACCAAGAGTATGTGTTCAGCGGTCACTTCCACAAACGTCAGAAGCAAGGCAAAGTACATTACATTGGTAATGCTTTTCCACACAACTATGCTGATGCTTGGGACGATGCACGTGGTATGATGATCCTAGACAAAGAGAATGATGTAGAACCGTTGTACATCGATTGGGTTGACTGTCCTAAGTACCGTACAGTTAAACTAAGCCAGTTGATTGACGAGAAAGACACCCTTATCAAACCAAACATGTACATGAGAGTGACACTCGACATTGATATTAGTTACGAAGAGGCTAGTTTCATCAAAGAAACATTCATGGAGCAATATGAATGTCGTGAGATTACACTTATTCCACAGAAGCATCTCGAAGAAATGAATTCCGATCTTGATATTGCACAGTTTGAAAGTGTAGACCAGATTGTAAGCAAAGAGATACAAGCCATCGACACCGAGACGTTCGATAAAAAACTTTTACTAGACATTTACAATGAGCTAACATGATAAAAATTAAAGACCTAACAGTAAAAAACTTCATGAGTGTGGGTAATGTTACCCAAGCAGTTGATTTTAACAAAGAACAACTAACTCTAGTACTTGGAGAGAACTTAGATCAAGGTGGCGACGATACAGGATCACGTAACGGTACAGGCAAGACAACAATCATTAATGCGTTGTCATATGCGTTGTATGGTACTGCACTTACAAACATCAAACGCAACAACTTGATCAATAAAACTAACAGCAAAGGCATGTTAGTTACTCTTAATTTCGAAAAGGCAGGCAATCAATATCGTATCGAACGTGGACGTTCACCAAATGTACTAAAGTTTTATATAAACAATCATGAACAAAAAGACGAGTTGCACGACGAGTCGCAAGGTGACAGTCGTAAGACACAAGAAGACATTGGTGCATTACTAGATATGAGTCATGACATGTTTAAACATGTTGTTGCACTTAATACTTACACTGAACCATTCCTTAGTATGAGAGCAAACGACCAACGTGCTATCATTGAGCAGCTACTTGGTATTACCATCCTCACCGAGAAGGCAGATGCATTAAAAGATAAAGTAAGACAGACAAAAGATGTTATCAAAGAAGAAACACTAAAGATTGATGCCATTGAAGCTGCAAATAAAAAGATTCAACAGAGCATCGAAACACTTGCTGGTAGACAACGTGCATGGCAAAGTAAAAGTAGACAGGATCAAGAAAAGTTATCTGCAGGCATTGACGAGTTAGAAAAACTAAACATTGAAGAAGAGCTTGAAGCACATGAAAAGTTAGCCAACTGGACTGAACACAACAACAAAATAACCTCTTTAAGGAAAGAGTTAAGCACACTAGAGCCTGCACTAGTACGAGCTGATAAGAGTGTCAAAAAGGTTGCTAAAGACATTGCAGAACTTGAGGATGCAACCTGTTACACATGTGGCCAGGAACTACATGCAGATAAAAAAGCAGAGATTGCGTCTCGCAAAGACAAAGAACTACTTGATGCAACTACCTATCATCAAGAGATTGCAGATAAAGTAGTTGAAGTAATGAAGTCTCTTGAAGAGATTGGCGATATCAATGGCAAGCCAACTACATTTTATGAAAGTGCTAAAGAAGCATATGATCATCGTAACAATGTAGACAACTTACGATCGGCATTAGAAAACAAAGGACAAGAAGAAGATCCGTACCAAGCACAGATAGATGACTTGACTAATACTGCATTACAAGAGATCGATTGGGGTATTATCAATGACTTGACAGTAGTTAAAGAGCACCAAGAGTTTTTGTTAAAACTATTAACAAACAAAGACAGTTTTATTCGTAAAAAGATTATTGATCAAAACTTGTTGTACCTCAACAACAGACTTACATATTATCTTGACAGGCTAGGACTGCCACATCAAGTACAGTTTCAAAATGATCTTAGTGTTGAGATTACACAACTAGGACAAGACTTAGACTTTGACAACTTGTCAAGAGGAGAACGCAACAGACTTATACTTGGTATGAGCTTTGCATTCCGTGACGTTTGGGAATCGTTATATCAAGGTGTTAACTTGTTGTTCATTGACGAGTTAATCGATTCAGGTATGGACACTGCTGGTGTTGAATCTGCACTTGCTGTACTAAAGAAGATGGGCAGAGAGCGTAACAAAAATGTTTTCCTTATTTCACACAAAGACGAGTTGATTGGTAGGGTTAGTCACGTTATGAAAGTTGTTAAAGAAAATGGATTTACAAATTATGAAAACGATATTGACATCGTAGAATAAATATGAATGATACACACGATCAGATAATGCAAACAGTATTAAGATACTTGAAGGCAAGTGAAACATTTGAACGTAGGCCTAGCGAAAGCACCAAGCGTACTGCTCGTCGTGAGTTAAGAAACTTAATGAGTCTAGCAAAACAAAGACAAGATGAGATTATAGACAAATACGAAGCACACATGATCGAGTACCGAAAAGGAAAAAAATAAATGAAAATTACAATAGTTGGTGGCGGGTTAGCTGGAGCATTGTCTAGTTGTTTCTTAGCAAAAGAATTTCCTAATGCAACTGTTGAAATGATTCATAGCGAGAAAGTTGGTATTATCGGTGTTGGTGAAAGTATTACACCTCATTTACCAGGACTACTTGGAGGGCTAGGTGTTGATGAAAAACGTTTTATGAGAGAAACAGGTGCAGTATTCAAATACGGCAACAACATGGAAGATTGGACTGATACTGCTGATGGGCCAGATGTACTTCGTATGTTCCATTGGAGTAATGGACTTGACAAAGACTTTACTTGGAAAAACATTACTAGTACTTTTCCAAATGAAATTAAAACTACAGACGTTTGGTTAGATGTGTTTAGAAATCGTAGCGCACCAGACTTGGATGTTTATCATCACAATGCTGAAGGCTATCAGTATTGTAAAGATTTAAAAATGCCGTTTGACGACGATGGCAACTACTTACTGCCAGCAACTGCAACCTATGCTTATCACATCGATGCAGAAAAAACTTCTCCTTGGATTAGAGAAAATGTTTGTAAAGCATATAATGTAGTCGAAACTATTGCACACATTGATAAAGTTAATACAAGCGATAAAGGCATTACTAGTGTTGTATTAGACAACGGACGTGAAGTTACTAGTGACATTTGGGTCGACTGTACAGGGCTGTCAAGAGTATTGATTGGAAAACTAACCAATGAGTTTCATACTTACACAGCGAACAAAGTTAATAGTGCCTGGGTATGTCCTATTGAGTATGAAGACAAAGAAACAGAACAAGTTAACTACACTAGAAGTATTAGACGTGACATGGGCTGGCAGTTTAGTATTGCTCTTAATAATCGTATCGGTACTGGACTTGTGTACAGCGACGAATACTTTAGTGACGATGAAGCACTAAAATATTGGCACAGTATTATTAAAGGCAGACAAATAAGAGAGCCCCGAAATTTAAAATGGACACCAGGAAGACTTAAAACTCCCAATGTTGGAAACACATTTGCTGTAGGAATGGCGGCAGGATTTATTGATCCTCTCGAAGCAAATGCTGTTGTAAGCAGTATCTCTTGTATGAAACGCATTGCTTGGATGTTACAACGTGATTACGATAAAGATTACTACAATCGCAAGGTTACATATTATTTTGATGACATTGCAGATTTTACAGCAGTACATTACACATTGAGTAGACGTGGAGACAATCATTTCTGGCAAGATATGAGACGCATCGGTAAAGAGCTTAACCACAAAGGTCTTGTTAAGAAAAAATATTACGAACAGGCAAACTGTATGGACAGTGTTGTAGGATATGTTACAGCATTTCCAGATGTGAACTGGTTAGACATTGCAAACAACTGGGTTCAAGATTTAGACGATTGGCCAACAAAGTCAACACCGGAGCAACAAGAATTATACATTCGTAGAGTACGTAACGAAAAGTTATTACACGAAATACATTCGTCAAATAATAAAAAATCGATTGACCAATTTATGAAAATGTATAATAATGTAGAAGAATACAACAAAGGCTTAAACAAATGGCCAATAGATTATTTTAGCAATATGTTTGGAAGTGAATATATTAACAAGCATAAGAAAAATATAATCCAATAAAGAGGTCGACCTTCTAGTCAAACTAATACATAATAGTATGAGTAGTTGGATATATCAAGGTAAAGAAATAACTGAAATACCAGACGAGTATGAAGGATTTGTTTATCTTATTACTAATACTACTACAGGTCAAAAATACATAGGCAAAAAACTAGCAAAGTTTAAGACTACTAAGCCACCATTAAAAGGCAAGAAGAACAAACGTAGAGGCTACAAAGAAAGCGACTGGAGAACATACTACGGTAGTTCAGACAGACTAAATGCAGATGTAGCTGCACTAGGCTCAGATAAGTTTACAAGAGAAATACTATACCTATGTAAAGGTAGGGGCGAAATGTCCTACATAGAGGCACGAGAGCAGTTTGATAGGCGAGTACTCGAAACAGATGATTACTACAACGGTATCATTAATGTTAGAGTCGGTGGATCAGACAAACTCAAACAGGCATTGCTAGAACATCACATACAGGCAAAACATTCCAACACCTAAGGTTGGCGGGCCAGTTTACAATACCGCTGTGGAAAACGCTCTCGTATAGAAGCACACGTAACATATTGATCGACTACCCAGAGGTAGGAAGCCACCAAACAAATTGGGCTCACTGGTTGATATAGATTGTTTTGTTGGCAGTCGAAAAACACAAACACAGTACATAAAAACTCTTTAGCAATAGGAACGAAGCGAGAGGTAGCTGGAAACAGCGATGTCGACGTAGGTTGGGAAAGGTCAGAGCCCATTGTACTTTGTGTATAAACAATTACCTATATCCAATGTCTCGGCTGTGACGAACTCACATGAAGCTCTTGATTAGATGGAACCGTAAACAGGTTCCGTCTGACTGAAACAATCTACATGAAACTTAAACATTATTACATTCGTAATAATGCATTTATATCTTTATATTCATTTACTTCTATCAACAAACGAAGTGTTTAGTTTGAGTGTTAACGAAAAACTTGGATCAACGAAGTTGAGACATAAATAACTGTATAAGAATTTAAGGGTATAGTCATATGGTAGCAATTTATCAAATAATAAAAGAAAATGTATTGGCATTTGAATTAGATGCTGGTGATAGAGTAACATGGAATGGTATTCAAGCAGAATGGCGCGGAGCATCATTCATTGCACAAAATACAAATCCTCAATATCCTGATATTAGATTAAATCAACCTATACCTAAAAGTTATCGCGGAGCATTTGTCAATGCCGCTAGAGAGGCTAAAGGCTTACCGCGTCTAAACTTTGATGGTGCAGGTAACTTAAGAACTGGACCGACTACAACGCCTGCACCAGATACAAGTACAACACCTGCAGCACCAGCAGCTCAAAAACCACCTCTTGAATTAGATGATCTGAGTAAAGGAGATCAGCGTAGACTTAATAGAACCGGAACAATACAAT